TGGCCGCTCGTGCGTTGAGTATGGAGACTAAAGACGTAACACAACATTTACGAGACCCTCAGGTCAAAGCCTATATTGATCAAGCGTACCTAGACTCTGGGTATAGAAATCGCGTAGCCTTAGGAAAGGTTATGGACTCTATTATTGACAAAAAGATGGAAGAACTAGAAGAAGCTGAAATAGGCTCTTCAAAAGATATTTTAGACATCCTTACAGTGGCACACAAGATGCGCATGGAAGAGATGAAAGCTATGGTAGACTACGAGAAACTACATAAGGCTCCTGAAATACAAAATCAAACTAATGTTCAGATTAACGAAGGAATGGGTGAAGGCAACTACGGTCGGTTGATGAAGCAGCTCCTAGGCGATAAGGATGTAATTGAAGGAAAATAATATATGCTAGAAGTTAGCAGCACGAATATCAACACGACCGAAATTGTTGAGTTCCCCCAAGATGAGAGATTCATCAAACTACCAATAGGAAACTACCTAACACTTTTAGATATAGAACCTATTAGTCCCCAAATCGCACTAATCAATGCTATCAACGATCCTCAATATAGGTTCGTAACAGCTTGTCTTAGTAGAAGAACTGGCAAGACGTTCATCTCGAACGTTATTGCCCAGCTGGTGGCATTAGTACCTGGATGTAATGTCCTAATAATGTCCCCAAACTATAGCTTGTCTACAATTTCTTTTGAACTACAACGTCAACTTATAAAACAATTTGATATTGAGGTTTTGAAAGATAATGCGAAAGACAAAGTTATAACATTGACAAATGGATCTTCGGTCCGAATCGGTTCTGTTACCCAGGCTGACTCGGTTGTTGGACGTTCGTATGACCTCATTTTATATGATGAGGCTGCACTAGCTGAAGGCATGGATTCATTTAACATCCAATTACGCCCCACACTGGATACTAATAATTCGAAAGCTATATTTATTAGTACACCTCGTGGTAAAGGTAATTGGTTTAAAGAACTATATGACCGTGGTTGGTCAGATGAATATCCGCTGTGGGCGTCAATCCACTCCGACTATAGGGAAAACCCTAGAGTTAAAGAAGCGGACATTATCGAAGCAAAGAACTCGATGTCAAGAGCCGAGTTCTCGCAGGAGTATTTAGCAGAATTTAATACGTTTGAAGGACAGATCTGGCCTATTGATGAGAATCAAATACAGGACTTGTCTTCAAGGGATTTTAGTAAACTAGATATGGTTGCGGGCTTAGATTTAGGATTTAAAGATGAAACTGCCTTGTGTGTTATTGCACACGACCCTGACGAAAACATCTTCTACTTTATAGACGAGTATGAAGAAAATGGTCAGACGACCAACTATCACGCAGAGCAGATTCAAAGAATGGATGATAAGTACGAGTTAGACTTTATCTATATCGATTCGGCTGCAGCGCAGACAAGATACGATTTCGCAATAAACTACGACATTAGCACTATCAATGCTAAGAAAGCAGTTTTGCCGGGAATCGGGTTCGTATCTGCGTTAGTCGAAACTGGAAGGATAGTAGTAGACCAAAACTGTAAAAACGTAATAGAAACGTTTGATAACTACAGATGGGACCCTCGTGAAAATCTCCTAAAAGAACGTCCTCTTCATGACCACTTCTCTCATATGGCAGACGCAATTCGGTACGCGCTATACACGCACGCTGGACATATGGAGCTAACATGAAAGAAAAAATAACCTCATTAGAGACTGAAGTCGCTTTATTAAGAAACGACGTAAAGACTTTATACAGAAGGGAGCCAGAATTACCTAAATGGCTTAAGAACTCTGCTATAGGCATGCTTGCGGGCATGTTTTTACAGATAATGACAATGGTTTGGTGGGCAGCCACTATGGATGCTAATCTTAGAGCAATGAAGGCGGAAGTTAGTTTGAACACTGAGTTCAGAATGGACTTCCCTAAGCTACACCAAGAAGTGATGGTAGAACTAGCAAAGATTGAAGCGCGAGATAAAGCATTGAATGAAAAGCTATCAGATATAAAAAGTAAGTTGAAATATGTAGGAAAGAACGGCCAGAATAACTAAGGAAAAAAGTATGGCATTAAAAAGAGACCTAGTAAAGTACGTTCGAGACCGAGCAAAATCACAGTATCACAAAGCGGATACTTGTGCGATTTGCGGGAGTAGTGAGAAGTTAGACTTTCATCATTACAACTCGATGAGTGAGATGCTAGATAAATGGTTAGCTAGAAACAAGCATAACCCTAGAACCCCAGAAGAAATTATGGCGATTCGCGACCAATTTATTGAGGAACATCATACAGAAGTGTATGAGGCCACAGTAACATTGTGTCATCCGCATCACATTAAATTGCATGGAGTTTACGGTAAGAGCCCATCTTTAGCAACTGCAAAGAAACAACCTAATTGGGTTGAGAAACAGAGGATTAAATATGAGTTGGTTAAATAACTTAGTACAAAAATTAAACCCGGCACAAGGAAGTATTGTATCGGATCAAGGGGAAAACATATTCACAGACTACTCCGCACATAGACGTGCAGCTGATGCGTATGATGATATAGAGGTTGTGAATAGAGGAATCAATCTAATCGCCGATTCGGCAGCAGAGCTGCAGTTCGATGTGGGTGATAGGATTCATGGCCTTGCAACAGAGACAATTAGAATAAAGAAATTAGACACTCTAATTAATTACGCACCAAACCCATACCAAAGCGCAGATACGTTTAAACGTGCGTGTTTCGTAGATTTTTTAGTCGATGGAAATATCTTCGTATATTATGATGGTGCTCACCTATATCACCTACCATCGAAGTCAGTAGAAATCGTCGCGGACAAAAAAGAGTTTGTAAAAGAGTATAAATACGACCAGGTGGTGTTTAAAGCTACTGAAATCATTCATATAAGAGACAACGCAGCAGACAGTATCTTTAGAGGTACTTCAAGACTTGAGGCTGCTTACGGATCTATTGACCGTCTTTCTAAGATGTTAAAGTTTCAAACTAACTTCTTTAAGAATGGTGCAGTTCCCGGCTTAATACTAAAAAGCCCAAATGTGTTATCGAACAAAATGAAACAACGACTTTTGGATTCTTGGGCACAAAAATATAATCCAGAACACGGAGGTCGTAGACCTGTAGTTCTTGATGGTGACTTAGATATTAAACCTATGGTTGATAATACATTTAAGGACTTGGACTTTGAAAACGCTGTACAAGAACATGAAAAGAGAATCTTAAAAGCGTTAGGAGTTCCACCAATTCTTTTAGATGGGGGAAACAACGCAAATATTAAACCTAATATGAGATTGATGTATCAAACTTCAGTTATCCCATTAGTTCTGAAATTTTCAGCAGCAATGAGAAAACATTTTGGGTATAATATTACACCAATTACTGAAACAGTTAGCGCGCTACTACCCGAAGTAAAAGATCAAGCCTCTTATTTATCCACCCTTGTTAACTCTGGTATAATGACCCCTAACGAGGCTAGATCTAAATTACGTTTAGAAGCTCTAGAGGGTGGAGACGAAAGACAGATTCCTGCAAACATTGCAGGGTCCTCAGCAAACCCCGCCGTAGGAGGAAAACCCTCAGAGGGCGGAGATGACAAAAGCGTACTAGATCTTAGTTCTAGAATTAGGAATTAAAACTTTCACTTGACAAAATTCCAAAATCCTGGTATAATTGTAAGTGTTAGTGGATCAGTGCCATCTCAAACAAATTGGAGATTAGCATGACTAATAAAACTTTAAACCTAGTCGGAACCTTTGAGAAATCAAGTAGTGACGATGACGTTTTAAAAATAAAGGGATATGCAAATACGACGGTCAAAGATCGTTCAGGAGATATAATTGAACAAGCTGCTTGGTTAAAGGGCGGAATGGACAATTATTTAAAAAATCCGATTGTATTAGCATATCACAATCATTCTAAACCAATTGGTACTACTGTAGATTACAGTGTTACTGATAAAGGTTTGGAAGTGGTTGCAGAAATATCTTCTGCAGCTGGCGACGTATACTCTTTGATTAAAGACGGTATTCTCAAGACTTTCAGCGTTGGATTTTCCATCAAGGACGCAGATTATGACAGAGAAGACGATGTATTTTATATCAAAGATTTGGAACTACTAGAAATTTCGGTAGTATCAGTACCTGCAAATCAAGACTCTACTTTTAGCATTGCAAAAGCTTTAGGTGAAGACTATGCAGAGTTTAAAAAAGAGTACATTGAAGCTGAGGAAACAGAAACAATCGTTGATGAATCTTCAGAAGCAAGTAATGAAACTATCCTTAAGGAGAAATTAAAAATGGATAAATTAGAAGAGTTAACACTCAAAATGGAAGCTATGGAAAAAGCAGCTGCTGATAAAGCAACTGCTGAGCAAGTAGCAATCGAAGCTGAAGTAAAAGCAACGCAAGAAGCTGATACTAAAGCTGCCCAAAAGGCACAAGCAACACACATTGAAGTAATTTCAACTGGTGTAGAACGTTTAGAAGCAGAAGTTGCTAAACGTGCAGCGGACTCAGAAGCATCTTTAAAAGATATTTTAGATGGTTTACACGCTGAATTAAAAGAAAACAAAGATGAGTTAGAAGCTTTACGTGTATCTAAGATGCAGTTCGCTACTCCAGAAGAGGTTAATGCAATCACTTCAGAAGAGAAGATGAATTCAGTATTGTTGTCTAAAATCTTACGTCGTGATATGAAGGGTACTAAGTACTTTGATAACCTAGTAACTAAGTCTGGCCGTCAACATGGTGTTGATGATGCAGATTGGGAAACTGAGTTCAATTCAAACGTATATGATGTAGCTAAACAATCTTTAGTTGTAGCTCCTATGTTTGATAACATCACTATGTCTACTGAGACTATGCGTATCCCTACTAACCCTGGTGCAGGTGTTGGTGAGTGGATTCATTCAGGTTCTTACCGTGGCGCAGCATCAACTGGTTCTGAAGCTTCAACTAACCTTAATGAAATATCACTAACAGCTCATAAGTTAGTAACTAAGGAATACATCGGTTATGAAGAGAATGAGGATGCATTGCTTCCAATTCTTCCAATCGTTCGTGGTCATATGGCTCAACGTATTGCTAACTCAATCGATACTGCGTTGTTACGTGGTACTGGTGTTACTGTTGCTGGTGGAACGTTTAACCCAATTCGTGGTTTAGCTTCGTGGGCAACTACAGCGGCTACTAAGACGCCTAAAGCTTCTACAGCTAAGGTTGCTGCCATTGACTTTGCTGCTGCACGTCGTGCTATGGGCTTACATGGTCAGAATCCTGGTGAATTAGTTTACGTTGTATCACCTACAGTGTACTACGATCTAATTGATGATGCTACATTTACAAGTGCTGATAAAGTAACTGATTCTCAATTGATGCAAATCAAAGGTTATGTTGGTTCAATCTCTGGTTCTAAAGTTATCGTTTCTGATAAGTTTGAAGCTGCAGCCGCTGGTAAAGCTCACTCAGTGATCGTAAATACTAGCTACTTTAAAACAGGAACTCTACGTGGTCTTATGACTGAGTCAGATCGTTCTGTTGAAGAGCAAAAGTCAATCATCGTATCAAGCATGCGTACTGGATTCATTGGTTTAGACCAAGCTTCTGCTACTACTGCTAACGGTGTAGCGTTACTTAAATATTCTTAATATTTAGCTAACTAGTAATCGGGTGCTTCGGCACCCGGTTATACTAATTATAATTCATTGAGTTGTAATTAGTATAACATATAATGGAGAAAGAATGTCAGATCTAGTAACATCAGATGAGTATAAAGACTACCAAGGTATTACGTCTGGCACTAATGACTCTAAATTATCTGTATTAACAGGACACGTTAGTGACTTGATTAAGAACTACTGTGGTCGTACATTCTGTGATTGGTACAATGTTACTAAGACAGAGTACTTCGATACCACAAATGTTAACAAATTATACACTGTTGAGTGGCCAATCTTAGATAGTTACGCAGGTACTGAAGTAGCTTACTCTGAAGATGGTGGAGTAACTTACACAGTATTAGTAAAAAATACAGACTACTTCTTAGATGAAGATGGCATAAGAGCAGATTATATTGGGGCAAGAAACTTCTTACCTTCAAACGTATTCAAAGGCATTAGAGTAAAGTACCGTGGAGGATACGACTCTATTGATGTGCCTAAAGACTTAAAACTAGCAACATACGATTTAATTACATACTATTTAAGAAAGGAGCAAACTCCTAGAAAGTCTATCGGAGACACTTCTGTAGAGCATGTTAAGTCAACAGACTTTCCACCTCATATTAAGAGAGTATTAGATCTTTACCGTAACATGGAGTAAAGATGTCTGC